AGCAGTCTTAATCAGAGGATGGGCATTAGATATAACATCCCGCAATATCTCATCCCCTCCCCATCGAGGTACGGGGATACCCGCTTCGGTCATCTGGAACTGAAGGGGGATTTTGTTCAGGTCCAAGTGGGGCAAGTTGGGCCAGAACATCCTAATCTCGCCATCTTCCTCTTCGGAAACCGGAATATATCCTGTATCACGCATCCAGGCAGGAATGTCGCTTTGTGCCACATCTACACCTGGCTTAATAGCTTTCGGGAGCATGGCATACATCTCGCGGAAATCGAACATACCTTGAATCTGATTCGCTATATTCTTTCTAAGCCAGGTATAAAAAGGAATTGCCTTCTTTAATATCTTCTGCTCGAATGCGGAAAGGTCCGAATAGTCGATAAACCATTTCTTAGCTTCCAACTTGGCCCATTCCATAGCCGATTCAGGACTGGCACCCTGTTTGACAGCCCTCTTGTAATCGAGCAAGAAAGAATGAAAACGGGAGACATTTTCTACATATTGAGATAGTTGATAACTGCCCTGAAGGGGAGCGAATTGCTTGCTCATGGGGTTGAGCTTTTTAAACATGTCCCCTTTCTTCATAATCTCATCTAATGTTTTAGGCGCATCAAACCCCATCACGTGCCTAGCTATCACTCCCGTTCGAGCAGCATAGTCAGCTAGTTCTTCTATGGTCTGCCCCCCATACTTTTTCATCAACACAGCATTCGCCGTGGCAGGGTCTACTCCCTCCCCTACCAGTTTCTTGAAAGCATCTTTCTTGTTTAACGCCGCTACCGTCCCTGCCCACGCTTCAAAGTTTCCCCTGGCATTTAACCATTCGATACCATGCTTTTTGAATCCGGTCACGTTGTTGCTATAATGGTTACGAAAATGGAAACCTGGTGAGGCGGTTGCCCATGCCTTCCACCAAGCGGTAAACGAGCCAAACGCATTCCAGAAGATATTTAAAGACTCGTCACTATCGGTCATCTTTATGACTCGTTCCAGAATGTCAGCCGTTTCTTTGTCGAACAGCAGCCCTTCTAACGCTTCGTCGGGTACTGATCTTAGCCCAAACTGCTGTAATACAGTGGCATCATTCACCATCACCCTAGCTATCTCATCATCCATCTTTGCAGCATCGGTAAGATTAAATCCCATTTCCCTGAACTGTCTGATGATAGAACATCTCTGTTCTAGGCGGGCCTGAGCCATGCCGCGACCCATTAGCATCTGGAATAGATCAGTCTCTACATCTCCCGCACCCGCTTTCACTAAGGCAGTAGCAGACTCTTCTGTGATCTCAGGAAAGATAAACCGAAGTTTGGCGGCCTCAGAAGCAAATTGTTCAGGGAATGTGGTCTCACGAGGGAGGATAAACCCCGGACGCCTACCTGATATAGCCGTTTGAGCTTGTTTATAAAAACCCGTTCCCCCTCTTCTAATAGGAAGATAGTTATTGATTATACCAACATCTCGAATCAAACCCTCGGCTACTAATCCTTCTAATCGTTGCTGCCATTCTCTAGTTAGGCGGTTTATTCCTGCGATGGTCTGTGTTATTACATCTATGCGATCTGCGGGTACGCCCATATCAACAGCCATCTTGCGAAAATCAATAGCTTGTCCCTGTCCTGTAATCATAATTTCCCGCACGGCATGAAGGTCGTTCTCATCAAGAGGCTTGAACAGTTCTATCAGACCGTTCTGTATTTTGGGGATTGTGTTGTCTGTGGCCGATCTGGCTTCTAAAGTAATCTTGGCAAGAATATCTTGATATGGATTACGGATATTGAACAGCTTTTTGAGTTTACCCACTACCCCCTTGTTCATGATGGACCACCAGGCATCGGTAAAATACCCACCTAGCTTGCTTTCCTCAGTCCACCACTTACCCAACTTATCCCATGCCCGAAGTATCTGGGGATAGCGTTCACCCGTAGCAAATTCTTTCCGCATAAATCGAGCGGTACGAGTACCAGCCCCGCCGTATCGTCCAGCTTCTATAGATTTGGCTAAATCATCTAAATACCTTAATCCGGTAGTAGCTGTTTTCTCGGAGACATACTTACCTACTTCTTTTTCTATGAGTTCAGTTAGGCCCCCGCCTTCTCTATAATCAGCATATTTCTTTCCTACTTGAGCTATCTTTCTGGCTGTTCCTTTTTCTACCTGCTCGGAGGCAACAGAACGAAGCTCACCCACTTGTTTGAGCATCTTCTCGCCGAGTTCTTTTGATGGTGTACGTAAAGCTTCTTTCTTCGCGGCCCGGACAACCTTATCCATGTGTCGGGCCATATCTTTGCCTACATGCTTTTGAAGCAGATTAAGAGCTTTTGGTAAATCGGTAGCAGAGGAAGCGACAAAATCCTTTACAACTTTCTCCCCGCCTTCTCTTGCGAGTTTAGCCAAGACTTCAGGGTTCTTGGCAAACTGCTTCATGGCTATCTTTACTACGTCATCTGCATATCGAGTAGCAGCAGACTTGGCAGCACTCGCCGATCCGAAACTCACATAGGTAAGTGGGTCCAATAGCACGTTAGCAGCAAATCCAGTTAGGCCCCGAGGTGTTGCCCCGACTACAGGCTTACCTCTAGCCCATTCGCCCAAGACGGGTTTTTCTAATCTTTCCTTGCTTACTCCCGGGAATAACCCTTCAAACTCTTCTCCCCCTACATCTTTTCCTCCCCATAATACATTTTCCCAATCGCCCTTTTCTTTTCCAGTTAGGCCCTCTAAGGCTTCGCGGCCTACCCCTTTTAATACAGGCGCTCCTTCTCGCACATTCCGGGTAATTTGTTCTGCCGTATTAGCCGTGACATACTGCCCCCTTTGGAGAAGATCGAAGATCATCTCTATAGGTTTGAGCCAGTTTATGCGTTTTTCTCGTTTGGCCTTTTCAGCTTGGACGTAGGGGTAAAGGTCTTTCTGCGCCGGGGTTAATCCCTTGCCAAGTGCGGGAAGATTCGATTGCGAGTATCTCCGTATCTGGGCCTGTATTTTAGATACGGGGCTGATATAATTCATTTAATGCTCCACTTAGAAGCCTTGAAGTGGTTGGAATCCAAACTCTCTTGTGCCAGCGTATTTCTGAATTAACTCCTGTAATTGTTGAATGATCTTATTATAATCTGCCGATCCGGGGCTAGGAGGGTTTTGTTGTATTTGGTCAAGTATTCGAGAGACAATAGTACGGTCCTGAAAAGACATATTAGATGCAGAGCCAGCTTTTTTAGCCATATTCTGTAAACCCCTCATGGCAGGGTCCACCGGCTCTGGTGACAATTCGGTTTCAGCAGCCCCGATTCCCATGTCTTTGTCTGTCTTGGTTTCATATCTCTTACCGGCAATAAAACTATCAACAAGTTCTGGAGGATAACCAGCCCCAATCATACTTGCCCTGAAATTATCCCAAAACTCATCGGGTAGAGACATATCTTCCACTTCTCCCATTTTATTCTTAGGGGCATACATCAACCAATAATCTTCACGTTCTTGCAAAAAAGCTTCTTGTAATGCCTGTCTCTGGGCGGCAGCTTCACCCCCACCAGCAAAAACATTCTGTTGTGCTCGACCAGCTGCTTGTTCTTTCTGTCTTAGCTTTGACTCAAATTCTGCGATCCACTGTTGTACCGGGTAATCCTCGGGAATGTTGTATTGTGTGCGTAAAATAGCTTCATTCTCTTCCGCTAGGCGTTTGATTCTATCTATTTCCTGTTCCAACTCAACAGGACCTAACGCTTTTACCCTGGCTACCTCTGCATCAAGTTCTTTTTGAGCCTTCTGGTCTAAATATCCACCTGGCTCAAGCTCCCGCATTTTGCCTTTATATTCAGCCTCTTCATACAATCCAGGCATTCTTTCGGCAGATTCCAGCCGTTCAGCTTGCATCTCTTTTTCATGCTTGCGCTGTCCAAACTCCATCAGAGTATTGGTAAGATTCCCAAACATCTGCGTACGTCGATTCTTACGGGCTTCGCGTAGAGCGGCAATATCCCCAGCTGTACGAGAAATATTGCCAGTTATGTCGGCAATATTCCGGCGTCTTGCTATGTTTGCTTCTGTCCAACTCATCTTATTCTCCTATGTAAATAAACCGATTAATCCCCCACCTATAGCCCCGATAATTGCACCGATAGTACCGGCAATACTGGTTCCTATTGCGGCTCCCGTCCCTGCTCCCATTAAAGCTCCACCCAAATCAAGTCCTCCACTTTCTTCAAGCTGCTCTCCAGCTAACCAAGCCTCATGAGATTGAAGTTTCATTGTAAATTGATCTAAATATGGAGTTACATATTGTTCATAAGCCTCTTGGGCCATCTCCATAGTATGCTCGTCAAAACCTATATCTGCCATAATGGATTGATACACTTGGTTGACATGCTGTTTATACAAATCTATATACTGAGCGTTTTGGGTAACAAGAGCCGATATCTCTGTGGCATATCCTTGCAAAGCTTGTGCTCTGTTGTTGTAAAGCATGTCCAAATACTGTTCCGCTCCCTCTGCCCCAAGAGAAACCATGCTTTCGTATTGTCTTTGGTAGGCGTCAAACTCTACCTGAGAGCGAAGCAGATTGCTTTCCATATACTTCAGTTTGCCCTGAATGTATATGTCTGCTATCTGGCTGGATAATTCATCTGCTTTATAAAAAGCTGCTGCGTGACGACCTTCTGCTGCTATAGCTTCTATCATCATCATGTTTTCTCGACGTACATTCTGTACATCAAGAGCTAAGGCTCTTTTCTGGTCTTCTGACAATTCTCCTGAGAAATCTATTTGTGTTAGGCGCTGATTTAGGCTCGACAGGGCATCGGTCATTTCCTGTCGAGACCCAAACCCGAGGGCTTGAGCCGCATATCCACCCGCCCCTTCTATATCAGTTTGGGTTTGTTCCGGACTTTGCCATTGTTCGATCAACCCCTGAAGTCCCCGGTAAGGTTGACTCTCGGCTATATCCTGATAATCGTATCCTTGTTCTCTCCACCAATCTTGGGGAGATTCAGTGCGAAGCTGGTGCAATTGATAGGCTTCCGGGTAAACCTTCTTTATATTATATTCTTCAGGAGTGTCTTTATAACTCCAAACCTGTGCAACAGGAGTTCCGCTATAAACACCATAGTCGAAATCCTCTACACCTTCCGGGTTTAGAATGCTTTGATACTGATCCCACCAATTCCCTTGGTTACCTTGCTGAGCCCACCAATCAGCCATTTGCTGACCTGTCCAAACATCATAAATCTGTGGATTTTCTAATTCCGGATAATCACTTAATTGGGGAATCCCCCCCGTAATACCACCAGTGACACCTTGCCCGGGAAAGTTTTGCTCGGAAGGATTGTACTCCCAAGTAGGATCTGTATATTTTGGCTTTCTATCCTTGGGTCGTGTAAAAACTGTCATTAAAAACTCCTCGGTTCATAATCCAACGACAATCCCGCTACCTTAAAGGCGCTTATCTGATTGTGTTGAATCTTAAACCCTATTGCTTTTCCATCTAATTCATAGGGGATGGACACGTCTGTAGACCACCACCCACTACCTGTAGCCACTGTAAAGGTAGTGACTGCTGAAGACGTGCCATCCTGACCATATATAGTGAACACACAGGCCGCATTAGTTGGGGAGGCTACTTCACCCAACTTAGGCTTAACCCGGCCATAGTGCTTTGCTTCTTCAAAGTTTTCCATCGGGAAATAGGGGGTCTGCATTTGCATGTCTATAGCAACCGTGGCCGATATATTATCATACGTCTCATAAACCGCACTATTACATCTCTGTAACATGGGTGGTGCGAAATTAGCTACAGCAATCAAATATCCGTTATCCCCAGCTCCATTATGATAAGAAAAAATATCCGCTCGGTAGTTGTCAAACTTATAGAAACTAACCCGTCCATCTCCGAAATCATCTATTCTGCAAGTGTCCGGGTCAAATATCAGAGTAGTCGAATTAGAAGGAAAAGATATATATATCCAACCTTGATAATCTATTGCGATCACTTTTTCACCCGCAATATCCATAGCTACATTAGAAGCTACAAGAGAATCATAGTCATCTTGGATATGTTTGCTTATCTTTAGACGCTCAGTTCCGTCCCATCGGTAAATACCGTCCTTATTAGCCATGAACAAATTAGTACCTTTAGCTATAACCGACCGGCCTGATATTGTCCCCCCTTTGGTTAGATACTTTTGATAGAAATTGGCAAATGAATTACCAAATACACCATGTATCCCACCATCTTTTACTACAGCTAAATACTCACCATGAGGTTCGAGAGCGTTTATACGCGTACCACCCTCTTCAAAATAATACACATCTCCCGCTCTCCATCCTGTAGCCTGATGATAGGGAGAATGATTCAGTGTATTTTCAAAGCCTAAAAAGAAGTGATTCTTATGAACCCGAACTGTTCTCGGTCGTTCGTCATCAAATATCTGAGTTAGGTATTGGGTGTGAGCAACATCAAGATAGTCACATACGGTCGTGGCCGAAGGATTAGTAGTAAAGTACATCCGAAATACATAACGGTTATCCAATTGATCAGTACTTAGGCTCGAATCTGCTACAGCCCAATCGGTGGGATAGTTCCACTCTACAGTTAAAGTGCCGGTGGCGACATCAAGAGAAAGGGAAGTAACCATAGAGCATGTACCCCATGTGCCACTACCTTTATAATACTCATAGTTAAGCACCAAATCTGAGGCCAAAGTATCAACCCCATACAAATAGAGCCGATTGAAGGTGTAGTCACATGCTACCCATATACCATCACTGGCAACGTTCTGGTTCAGATCAAAGTCGTCTGTACCTTCATCTCTGGCATCGGTCGAATCGTCTATGTATCCGGTAGTGACACTGGCCGCCACGCCACTTGCATCTAAATATCCTGCAAACCAATTAGTAGTAGCCCTTGTTCTGGTATCGTAAATCTCTAAATCATCTATAACCCAGCCTGACCCATCATGATATATATATGCCGGTTTATCTGTACCATTAACGGCTATAACCTCTCCATCCATAGAATCCATTTCTACTTCATTGCCGGTGGTCCATGTATAGGAAGTGTCTATGGCTGTAGCGCCGGTAGATGTACTATAATAGAAGATAACTGTCGATCCGTCATCAACGGCCATTACCGCATACCAAGCCGTATCAGTGGACACGTAAAGTCTGTGATATCCTTGGACAACATCAGCTGTGGCCCAAGAATTAGTAGCATATACACCAATTCCATTACGCTTTCTTAAATGACCATCCCAATAACAGTTTTGGGCAGTCAGAAGATCGTAGGGTTTTAGGTGCTCGGAGTCTACGTTGGTGTAGTAACCTCCTTGTCCCGGTGTTAATACGGCTTGCCTCATTTGTGTGTCATCCCTGATACGATAATTATTTTGTGTACCATAATATCAATTCTATAATACATAAACTAACTCGTACTACACGTTGCCCATGTTACGCTGATTTGTGGTACGGGTGGATGTTTGGGAAACATCTGTGGGTTTTGATTGCACTGTAACCTGTTATACTTCCGTACCTGATCTATATATCTTGCATGTAGGCGTTGGGCTATCTTGTCCTCAAAGTTCATCTCCGCTTGGAGTGCAGCGGCAAAATAAACAGGAGCCATATGCCATTCGGTATCATATTGTATGGAAGAGGCGGTTTGGGAAACATCTGTCCAATCGGAGGGGAAATATTTATAAATAAGGTGGAGTCTTTTCTGTTGGGTGGGTGAAGGGAATAGACGTAGCTTTTTGTCATAGACCATGTAGTGTCCAGGAGTCCCTTCGTAGTTAGGCGACCAAAACATATCCGGGGGTGCGGGGGAGAGGGCGTTTCCGTCCCATTCGACGTGATAGAGATACAGTAGATCGGTGGGTAGGCTTGCTTCTACAGCACAGTCTTCGGGGAAAGAACCAGTACAGGTAGGCGCCGTATAACTGGCCTCTTCGCCCATGATAAGAGGAACAGCATCTATGTAAGCAGGGGTGGTAGGCGCCGAAAATACAGCCGTAGTAACAGTGGCCCCAAAGGTAATCGTAAAATACCAAGTAGCCGAGGCCCATGAGATCGTACACGTCGCAGCCTGAGCGGTCAAAGCTGTGACGAGTTGAGTAGCTACCGTCCCTGCCGTGGCGTTGATAAAGTCAGTAGCTGTGATACACACATCGGTAGCAGTCCCACCATTAAGCGCCAAAGAAAACGCAAAGTCTGTCTGTATGTCAAAAAGAGGAGTTATCGTCAGATAATCCTCCTTCATCATCCCGAACACATCTTTAGCAAACTCCCGCTGGCCCTCGTTGATAAGCTGCATAATAGCCGTATCACTGGCCCCGGTCGTGTTGGTTCGAGATAATTCCCGTACTTTTGTAATACTTTGTCCTAACGTCATAATCTATCCTGTATATATGATTCGATAATATCCATTTCTAGGTTTCCAAAGCTCTCCATCGAGAATAGCTTCTGAAAGTACTGGTATACCTACCGTTAAGTCCTTTGGTACAATTGCTATTGTTCCACCTAGTGTTGGGGTTTCTAAACTAGGCACTCCCACTGTCAAATCTAGGGGGAGTAACGCTTTTTCAGTTTCACCAAGAGTAGGCGTTTCTAGGGTAGGTGCTCCGGTGGCTATCTCTACAGCTACTAAAGCATTTGTTTGGCCCAGAGTAGGTGTTTCGAGTGCTGGCGCGCCGGTAGCTATCTCTACAGGCGATAGTCCGGTATCAGGAGAATATGGTAGTGAACGATCAGGCCAAGACCTATCCGGTAATGATCTTTGTGGAAGTGCGCCTACTTCTTGGGACATTTGGCCCCCTTACGTGGCGTCAGGTATTTCTATGTCAAAACCCGATAAGGTAAAGGTGTTCCCGGAAGCTACAGGTTCAGCTGTACTCAAAGAAGCAGCAGCTATTAAGATCGTGGTAGCAGTCGTTCTCGATACGGCCCATGCAACAGCCGTTCCGCTTGCGGTTACAGTTCCATCACTTACGGCATCTATCGTAGTTTTGCGCCCACTTGTGTCGCCATTTGCTGGGCCTGTATAAGTCGGGCTTGTTTTATTGCCCAAACTATACGTGCTGACCGCTTCGGTGTAATTAGCTGGTTCAGTGGAACAGATATCCACTCTCTCGCCATAGTCTTCTATTTCTTGGAGTGCCTTATCTAATATGTCATCATGCAAAAAGGCCATATAATCCTCTCCTGTTTATTTTCTTAGCAGACTTGATAGCTGCCTCTCTACGGTCGTGTACATCTTTAGGCATCCATCGTTTCTTTTCTTTGTCCCATTCATACACATACCAAACTCTCGGGGCATTATGAAGGATATTCCCGTGTGGAAAAGATTCTCTCTTCCATCCATCCTCCACTCGTACTCTGTCACTAACCTGAATTATCATCTTTTACTCCATTATGCCGTGAACGTTACGTCTACAGCCGTCCTGTTACCACTTGCATCTACTGTCTGCGCTATAGCATTAAAACCGTCACCTACATCTCTAAAGGTTATGGCAGTTGTACCCGCACCGCTTGCTTTGCCAGCAGCAAAAGCAGGAAGCAAAATACCAATAACTTGTCTACCTGTCATGGAAGCATGTAATACTTCATCCCATACCGCATCGGCTATGCTGGCGGTCGTGGCAAGTGCATCCCGGAAGGGTTGCAGGGAATCGGTTGTACATTCATAAGCACTTACATCACCGCTTGACAATATTCTGGATATGACCGTATCGGTTACTACCTCATCAGCCATCGTTATGCTGGCACAGGCAATCTTCATTAAATGGTCAAGATTATTGGTTTCGATAACACCCTGTACATCAGAAGTCAAAGCACCGGAAGCTATCTTGGCAGCAGCAATCGCATCAGAGGCAATAGCAGCAGCCGTGATAATTGAAGCAGTAATGGCAGCTACATTCACATCCCACTGGTCTGTGCTATATAAAGTGTCATAGGCATTTGCTGTCCTAACATGGAAATCTTCCCAAAAGGGGAGAATATCAGAGTTGTCAAACATAATCCGCATGGGGCCTAATGTGCCGACATTCGTGGGCTGAAGTTCTAGTTCATACCATCCCGGCATACTGGCTGCATCAGTCATATCATTGTCACCACCCGAAGCGGTTAAAGTGAGACCTGCCGGGGCAACTCCTGCCTTTCCTATAGCACAAACCATTGTAGTAATATCGTATGATTGCCAAACAGTGTATCCATTAGTGGCATATACAATAGGCCCAACTACTATCGTGGCTGTCGTACTTTGTTTCAAATCTCTTGCCATTTATATCTCCTAAACCATAATTGCAATTAATCTCATTGTTCCAGAATTAACATATTCATAAGCACCACGGTCCCATGTTCCATCTGCACCGCGAGTATTGCCATTCACGTCTGTGTTATAGGCATCACCTATAGTATCATCTCCAGCATCAGTAGCTTGAGTAAGCGTGTAATCATCATTTGCATAATCTGTAAAAAGTGATGTTCCGCCAGACCAATATTGCCCATTTGTTTCTCCAGATGCTAAATCACTATCATTCCATAAATTATAATCATGCGTCGTATTGTACGCATTATCCTGGTTATAACAAATATTGTTATAAAACTCATTCGTTGCAGAATCGAAATCCCAATAAGTTACAAGTGCATTTCCTGTCAAATCCTGAACATTAACAAAAGTATTGTTATAAACTTTTACATCTGTGGTAGTATCGCCTCCGGTATCGCAAATAATACCATTTGAAACAAGGTATCTTGAAGTTCCCGGCTCTTCGTAAAATATGTTCCCATATATTTCAAATCCACTTTGCGTAGCATCTTTAATTACAATCATTCCGGTGCCATAATTTTTAGTAAACTCGCTATATCTAATAATAGTACCGGCATCCGCACCTGATGAATTAATTGATATCAATGAACCGTGGGTTTCTGAATTTGTATGTCTTTTTTCTAAAACACAATATTCTATTGTTGTATGATGCGGATATATAGAGAAAAAGCAGGTTCTATTGGTATCATGAATCCAACAGTAAGATAATTTGAAATAATCAGCGTCATAATAAATATAAACTAAATCGTCATCACTGTCGCTATTATCTTCTCCCGGACCTTCTATTTCGGTATGATAAAACTCAACATAAGAAGAATCATTAACCAAAACACATCGAACCGTTGAACCGGATGAGATATATATTTTGAACCCATGTCCACTACGGCCCGATCCCTCTTGACCATCTATGTACCAATATCCCGTTGTAAAATAAAACTGTCCAGTAAACGTTGCTTGCCCATCCCCGTAACCCGAACTCCATCCGGTATCTGTGCCATGATCTGTAGAAATCGCCTTTTTTACATAGACATAGGTAGAACTACTCTCAGCAAGATTGAAAGTATCTCCCAAATAAGTCCCATCTGCTATATAAATGGTATCACCGCGTTCTACACCACCCTCACCCCAGACAATATCATCCATATCTTCCCAGGCGTTGGTCCAATCGGAACCATCATTAGCACCTGAAGCTCCATCCCGGATGTAATAATTGCTCAATTTCTATGCCATCTCATTTGTTGAAAAATAATTGGAACGGCACTCCCACCACCCGCTGCCACATATTCAAATACTCCTACATCCCACGCGGCCCCACGGGTTGTCCCATCCATATCATCAGAAAAAAGACCAGAACCGGGATCAACCGCACCCTCACCTATTAAATGTGACCCACTTTTGAGTGTGAAATCTCCCCCAGCGGCATTTGTAAAATTATCGTCCCAACCATCACCAACCCCGCCCGTTTCATCTACTTCATTAGTTGTTGAATCTCCATCATCATAAGCGCAGTTATTTATTGAATTAAATGTACCCTGCCAATCATCACCAGTACTAAAAACAACTGTATTATATACATCTATAGTACCCGCAATTGATGCGATGCCATCCGTTGTTCCCCCATATACCACACAATTATAAATCTTCGCTGTATTACAAAATAAATAAACAGAGACAGAACCCGCAGCTCCATCTGACCCGGTCAGGATGGTATTCCACAGTTCCAAATCTATGTCATCATCTGCGATGGTAAGTGATCTATTTCTATTTGTTCCGTCATTATTCCCCCTGAGCCTACAACCATATATCCTTATAAGATTGCTTGCCGCAATCGCCAAAACATGTATGGGAGATTCATAATCAGCATCGATATCGGTTACTTCGACCTGTAGGCCACTAACTCTTACATAATCATCCTGTATAAGAAGGGCATTATCATCAGCACCGGAGATTCTATATCTGTCTGTTTTCCATCCTTCGGCTACAGCTCTGTCTTGATGGCCGGTTTCGGAAGCCGCCTCGATTAGAATATAATCTGCGGATGTTGTCATAGTAGTGCCGTTAATAACGGTAATACCATCTGCCGAACTTCCGCTTACAACATAATGAATCCAATCTCCATTTAAACTGGCCGCTCTTGCGGTTTCGGCAGCTTGCAAAGAACTATACGCATTATCCCAATCCGAACCATCCGAACTACCACCGACAACATCAGTATCAACGTAATATTTAAGTTCCGCCATTAGCCTTGTCCATAATAAAGTCAATTAAATTTGAAATGACTCTTGTTTCCCCAGCTATAAGATTTAGAATCTCTACAGAATAACGATGTTTCCGGCGTACAGTTATTTCCCCCTTTTCATTTCTAGTAATCCATGATGTTTTATATTTCTTAGCTTCATGATAATTTATATTAGGGCATTTAAGAAGTGCGAAACTATAGTGATCCCATCCGTGTCCTGTTTTCTCTTCTGGTTCACAAAAATAACCATCTGGTCTACAATCAATAATATCTCCAGGACGTGCAACAGCTTCAAATTTTGCAGCTAATTTCTCTTTAGCTTTCAGTTTTTGTTCTTTTGTTAAAAAACGCCCTTTATTCAAGATACTAGGATGGTCTATACGAAGACACAACCTTTCATATTCCCCTGGTTGATCCATCCAATTCCCAGAATCGGTTGTTACTGAACGATTGCGAATAAAAACTAAAAACTCAGCCATCTATTTTTCTCTTTTTCAGATTAGTTAGGCCCCGGACGGCCAGGGCCTAACTATTAATTTCCCGTATATCCTGTAAAAGCAAATGTCACATCATGCGTAGCATCTACAACCAGATAGAGAGCAGCCGCAGATGTTACTCTCCAGCCTTTCTCGCCAAAGATCAGTCCGTGGTTTCCCACGTTGTTTGCCGTAGCATCTACCGACCAAATGATGGTCGTCGATGAAGCAGCACATAGATCAATGGTTTCTCCAGTCGATGCGCCTCGCACATTAATGACGCCATAACACAGGTATACACAATCGCTACCAGTGGGATCTATGAGCGTAGTAGTACTCGTTGTAGTAATCGTCCCATAGGTAGACCAATAAGCTTGCTCTTTGATCCCTAATCCCATGTTAGTACCCCCATGCGAAGAATGTTATTGCACTACACGTAGCCATGCTTACATCAGTCGCAACTTCCGTCAAAGCCTCCGCAACCGTATTAGTTGCAGAAGCATCAAGAGCACCAACGTAATAGGCTTTTACCACTCCACTAACATAACGATACACATACCCATTCGCAGGTTCTATAATACAACCTTTCACAGTAGCTAACTGTGATATTGAAAAGGTAGCTCCACCATCAGGATAGGTAGCGGCGTAATCAAATGAACCGTAAACAATCTTCAGGTTTTGGGCTGCATGAGCATTTAATTCATACGCATTATGAGCGTATCCATCAGGTACTACTGTACATGCCATATTTTTCCTCCTTATAGTTAGGCCGCCCCCGTGAGGGGGCTAGCCTTATCCTTAGTCAGCACCGTCAATGCGAATAGGGAACAGGAGAATGTCATATGTAGCAGTCGAACCCGTAGTCTCGAAAACCCCAAACTCATTGTCATTTCCGCTAGGCGCAGCACCTGTAGTTACAACCGCATCACTTGCAAGTTTCACCGCATGACCTACAGTACCTGTGGTGGTAGTAATAATCGCATCAGAACAATATCCACCAACCTGATACCATCCATAAGTACCAGAACTATAGGTAGCCTTGGGAAAAGCAATATACTGTAAGAGTTGGACATCACTGGTATCCGCAATAGCCGTTGCAGACCATCCATATTGGCCATACTCAATGCGAATTTTGGTCTTCCGCGTAGCACCCGAGGTGGAATACGCATACAACCATCCAGTTCCGTCACTATCCCATTTAATCTGCTGGGTACCGGCGCTTCCTCGTTTTCTATCTTGCAACCAAGCCATGTTATCCCTCCTTAACTAGCGTAATTCAACGCCGTGAACTTACCAGAAGTTCGGCGCATCTTACACGTCAGGTTCAGAGCGACAGTCATAACCCGTGCCATAGCATTCGGGAATCCAGCCTGTTCCAGTTCAAACCAATCTTTCAGCTTAAAGTTAAAGTCCGGGTGGACCCAGAACTCGTACTGATCGATATCCAACCCATACCAAGCACTCGTAGGAGTGAAGGAGTCGGGAGCAATCGTCGCACCAAGGAACTTACAGTTGTCAAATCCCGCTTCGGCCAGTTTGTTATCATTGTAGATTTTCTGACCTTCAAACAGGGACATAAACTTAGAGTACAAGTCCCGAGTGGTAATATGGAAAGTAGGCCGGTGCTTACCGAGGGTACAATCGTTAATCAGCTTGGAAATACCAGTAGACCCATAAAGAGTCAACACAGTAGCCGTTCCATCGACAAACGGAGAGTACCAGGTAGAGGCATCACCATCATCCAAACCACCATAGGTTCCAGTCCCAACAATCGTTGAAAGGACTTCAATACCCTTCCCATTGGGGTTGGAGGTCCACAGGTCTGTCGCCATCCTGTAATACATATCTTCTTTCATTTCTGTCGCTTTATCAGCCAACAGATCCACAACTTGCTGTTTGCCAGAGTTTTTGACCCGTTCATCCCACGAAATCAAAGCCTGAGCATGGTAATATACCCAATCCAGTTCCGCAGCGGTTCTCGTCTCTAGCTGTTCGTAAGCAATCTGTTCCCGAGCACCAATAGCATCAGCTTTATCAAGACGCATGTAACGCAGGGGCCAGCGCAGTTTCGTACCACCCTTGACCTTTACGAGATTGTTCTGCTTCATCTTGGTCCACAGAACATGATCGTCATAAGCTGATTGCGTTAGAGTCTCATCATAGTAATATCGGGAGACAGCATTTGCCTCTTCAATCGAGAGAGCCATTCACTATCCTCCTTGTGAATCTCTCAGAGCCGCATTCCTAGCTTCTTCAAGAGATTTGAACTTCTTTTCGTCGCTAGGCGGCGACCCTTGAGAAGCGGGTGTTTTCGTTTCACCCTTTTTCTTTAGTTTGTCCGTGATCGTTTGCTCTACCTTCAGGGGTGATTGCTCACCTTTCCCCGCATGGTAGAGAATCCGTGCAAGGTCCTCGAATTTAGCTTCTTGCAAACTGGTTAGGCGCTCCTCGATCCCATTCGGGTCGAAGTCTGGATACTCTCCGGATAGTTTGGAAAAAGCTTCTTGCTTTTCCCGGTCTATCTCCTGTTGATGTTTCCATTCCTCGAACTCTTGGAGTTTCTTTTCCAGTTCACCAGTCTTGTCGTTGACAAGACTTTCCGCTCTCTGGTATACAACTTCGGGAGATTGAGGCTGTTGAAGTAGGCGCTGAAGCTGTTGCTTCACATGCGGGTTAGTCTCAAGGAACCTATCGTAATGTTCGTATTCCTTCACTTTCTCCGCATGTTTCTTCTCGCGGTCCTCCAACTCCTTCATTTTGCTCTCAAATTGTTTCCTTAGTTGAGCGTTAGCTTGGCTCTTCTGGGTGTAGTCCTCTTGGCGAAAATAACTATCCTTCCATGCCTTTTCGAGATCTTCCCTTGTGTTAAATACCTGATCTTCGTATTTGAAGAACGGTTCAGCTTGTCCAGTGGTATCAGCTGGGGCTGGTGCAGCTTGTCCGGGGTCCGGGGCTGCTACTTGTGGATCGGCCATTTAAGGCTCCTTATCGTTGTTTTATCAGTCCACCCAAACCAGGTGCTTCAGGCGCACGGCCTTGCGGCATCTGCGGGGGTTGTCCTATACCTGGTTGTCCCATTTTGGGGCCAGGAGTTGGGCCTCCGGCGATAGACTTCATTTTGTTAAGTGGATCAGCCTTCTGCATTTGATCTTTCGCCATATCAATCAGTTGCGAAACAGGCCCTTCCACGTCAACGCCTAATTTTGCAAAGTATTCTCTTACCGTCATATCCGGGCTGATTTCACCCTCTTGCGCCATTACTGAAGCATCAACAGGGTTAAATACAGACCGATTATTCTGTAAGGTTTGCATAGGATCACTCATTGGGTCCTCCTAACTGTATTCCAACAGGAACGCCGGGTGGCCGAGGACCTTGCGGGTTAGGGGGAACACCTGCTGGTTGCCCCGGACCCGGCATTTGCATCTGTTCTTGCTTTTTTCTCTTCAAAATCTTGTCTTTATTTGGAAATCTCAAAATGTCTAAAATAGCTTCTATATCAATCGGGCTGAGCGGTGTCACCTGCACTTCACCCAATCTCAGGGCCAAATTAGCAAGAGACTGCTTGTCCATAGGTAGAGTGGAGTTGGTTTGAATCTCGATATCAAATGATGCATATACTTGGTCTGTGTCTCCAAACTCTTTTATGATTTTCTGATAATCTTCATCTTGGGTTAGGCGCTGCTCATAGTCTTCTGGGGCCTCACCCATTTGAGGCTCGGGCTTGCTTACTTCCTGCAAAAAGGAAGGGCTATTGCTGATGGGCATAAACTCTATCTCGTTGTCACGTTTCATCGAAAACGTGCGAGGTTCGGTATAATACTGCTGCATCAATTCAAGCATCAAATAGGCGGCACGTTTGATACTGGCTTCAAGATTCCGTACTCTCTGACGAGTCCGGGTATAGGAAGATTCAATTAGAATACTTACCTCAGATGCACTCTGTCTCTGTTTCTTGGAAGCCATCCCCTTGGAAATGTCCGTTACGCCCGATACCTCTTCAATAAGCTGACCAATACCGGCCATTAAGTCCTGATGTGTCTTATCAAATGGAGGGGGGTCTACAGGCTTAAGCGGCTTTTCTACCCCCGACATGTTACAAGCGAATACGTTGTCTCCTTCGGGTAGTTCTTTTTTCAAGGTAGGTATATCTAAACCTGAGCCTTCATCGGCTAAATAATTAGGCCGCAAATGCTTGCGACAATGCCATACCATATCTTGCAGTCGGGCATTAAACTCTTGGTTTAGATTTTCTATCTGCTGAGGTTCGGGAATACCCCAGAATGAGTGGGGTACTTGATAATCGTAAAAAGCAATCCAAGAAGGTTTGCCATGAGAAAACGGAGAAGGATTATCTTGAAGTCTCACTTTGTTCTTGGAAAAGACAATATATCGACCGTTGGGATATTTCTTTTCTCTTTTCTTGGTCTTTTCTCCGGTCGGTTTACCCGACTCGTCAAGCTCGTCAACTACATGCTCGATAATCGCATCATCTTTCAGCCAAACCTCGTAAATCGTCACCTCTCGACTTTGAAGCTCAAAATCCTCTGCCTTGCTCTTGTCCAGTTTCTTGTCGCTATCATCGTCAGGCTCGACATCTTTATACTTGTCGGGATAGTTCGATTTCACCCATGCCAGAGTGCGCTGTTTGACTGTTCCACAGTAATGACAGTTCCACAGGTCCGTATCGCCAGGAGAGATGAAAAAGGTCCGGGGATCGTCTACTTCTACTGCAACTTCCCCACCAAACTCCGCATCAGGATCAAACCGAATCTTCCATAATCCCACAGGCCAAATCTGAGACTGTTTGACTGCCAAATATGTTTTCCAATCCAGTTCTAACTTATCCCACAGATATTCGAGCGCCTTACTATAAACGTTCAGATACTCTTGCATGTGAGACTCTCTGGCCCGGACACTCCATATAGGTCGATTGTCCGTCAGGAGAGGGGCGTTCGTTTCTACTGTGGCAAAGATATAGTTACAGAATATGGGAGATTCTTGGTCTTTGAGCTTCTTTTTGTTCCACCATTCGCCTTCATACTCTTTCAGCCAACGGTTCATGTCTTTCTGACGACCTTTATAGCTCTCGCTTTCCCATACTCGGTCTATCTCTGCTTGTAACTTCTTTATAAACTCGTCTTTCATATATCTCTCTTTAGTTTGGCCTCTTTGGATGCGAGATATGCCAGCTTGTGATCTTTGTCTTCGGGCATCGAAGCACTTTCATGTCCACTCACATCCCTGTCTTCGCTCAGATTATTCTCAGCGAGATAGTTGTCCCTTTCCCGTTTCGAGGAGAAATGACGACCCAACCCAACGTCGTATCCCGGTCGCCAGTTAACCCAGACTGCTCCCGGCGCACTAAATATGTAATGTGCTTTCTCTCCGCATTCGCATGTAATCTCTTTTGGATAATCATTCCAATAAAGCTTTTCTGTCTTTTTACCGCATGTTTCGCAGCGATATTCCCTGATTGCCACTTGTTCCTCCGATCTTCGGTTGTCTCAAAGGACGTCCTGGTAAATTGTTGGGCATTCCCTTGGCTAATGCATCTAAATTACCCCTTTGTCCCATACGTTTGGTTTGCATCAAATTAGGCTGGGGTGTTTGGCGCTGAGAATTGATTAAAGCCCAAAGCATCTTTAGGCGCTTGGGTTCGTATAGTGCTTGTCTTTCTACTGGATCATTAAACATAATTAACTCACAAACTTATCCATGTATTTAGGCATCTCGGGTGCGAACATCCCTAATATTGTGTTGGGATCTTCTTTTGGAATCTCTATTCCCCTGTGTATGGCAAATTGCTCGATACAATCAAACAACATGCTAGCTGCATCTAACAGGTCGTCTTCATCTGCCTCTCTGCCGGTGTACACATCCATTTGTTGAAGCAAACTAACGCATGTGTTAACTATCTTGCATCGTCCTGCCCGACAGAATGCGCCGAATGTGTCTGCTATCTTTTGTGCCTTTGTTTTGTTTCTAGGCGTTTTTACCGGCAAGATCGGAAACTGTAAGGCAGTCCGATTAATCCTGTTATACTCATTAACCTTCAAGCCGATGATGTATTTCAGATGTTCCTGCTGGCCTAACTCTATCCCCACTCGTATGGGGTTGTATTGGATAACCTTCTGGATTAATAGATCAGCCAGTCGATCACCTGATAACTTGACTTTTGTAGCCTCAACTATATATAGGCGTTTTTCCGGGCAAAGGGCGCCTACCACAATACCTGAATGATCACTCCATTCTTTGGTTGTAGCCGCTGGATCACAGGCTATGTAATATTTGTACTCGTCAGCTGGTAAACCACCTATCGTCGGGTGGGGAGGAGGAAATATTTTCTCCTCCAAGGGTGTCGGATTAAGCATGTATTGGCATGAAAACTTGTAGTCATCACGCATCATCCGTTTGCGCCGGTCCAGCGCTTTCTTGGTGAAATACCTGTAAATAGGCTTACCGTTCTGGATAGCTGGGCGCCTAATAATACAATCAATCAGTTTTTCACGTTGAATCACCGCATACAAATCAGCATAATGATAGGGAGTCCCAATTAGAGTGATCTCTGACTGAGTATCCAGCATGGGCTGTAGATAGCCCCACCAGTCTATTGTCTTGGCTAGCTGATCTGCGGTGGTGACGTTTTTTTCATCTATTATGTCGTCACCGTAGGCTTTCTCGAAGTGGAATCCTGTGATCTTTGCCCCGACACCAACCGCGAGTATCTGCGGACCTTGCGGAACGTACCCCCTTTCAGGATCACGTCTGAGCGTAAGTTCTTGTTCAGTACATTTCTCCCAGCCGTTATAATCTTTTCCAGGATCAGGAATAACTTCCGGGAAAAGGGTACGCAAGGCTTTTGTCGCAAATATTCTCTTGATATCATTTAGTTCTTGTACTACTAGGCGCTTCGTGGCCGATACCAGCAAAACTCTTATGTTCGGATTATTAAGTACCTCTTGGACGATCTTCAGTTTTATGAAAGATGATTTCATGTGGTCACGGGGGATAAGGATGAGCTTATCTCCTGCCCTGTCCAGTTGCGCAACCAACCATCTATGGAACTTGGGGTCTATCCTTCTTTTGCCTTCTTTGGTCTTGTCCCAATCAAGAACTTCTGTGGCTAAATAGTAGAGATCGTTTAGGCATTTCCATTTTATGTAGAGACGTGAGGCTTCAATATCGTCTCCCTCTACTGCTTCTAAAAGCTGGTTGTATTTATGCTGTTCACTTTTTGTCATCTAACATTCTTTTTACAAATGACATAAGTTTTGTTAATTCTTCCTTGGCAACTTTCTCAACACGACATACAGATTCCGCATGCATATCCAATAAAGTGCGTAGGTTTTTCTCGGAAATCATTCCTTCGTCCATTTGCTCCGATTTCTTTGGTTAAAGATTGGATATCATCCAATGATTGACATAAAAAAAGAGGCACCTATCCCGTAGGATAAATGCCTCTGACATTCAGTCGGCGAAGTACTAAATTTCTTAGTACTTTATTGTAAAGGAGTTAGGGTCAAATTACCCAAAGTCTTATCTTTGGAATCCACTGGTTACTGGATCAGTATTGACCGTGCGGAGCCGAAATCGCTTAGGGTGAACTGCCATTCGAATCCCTAAGCGCCAGTATCGTTACACGCCTGGCAGGGCCTAACCCTTATTGATTCTTTGTCTGCTCTGTAATAGTCTTGTCTACTCTAGCCAATTTCCCATTTATAATGATGAAGTCTATTGTTAGGCGTCCATAACGGATTGAAGGGATGTAATCACGGAAGAATGCTGTAACGCTGGCCGGGATCTCTTTGTACATTATCCGCTGCTCCGTTTTTTATGATATATCCTTTTGGGATATATAACATCCAATCATCAACGCCTGTCTCTGTGGGATCATACACGAATCTCGGGCCTAACAATATATCAAATATAGTCAGACCTGTAGATCCAGTTTTATCCCTGTTTTGTCCATCCAACGTAAAATAGTCCATATTAAATCCGTATGGAATCTATCCCTTTGGGACGTCGTTTGATAATACCTGTGCTTCGGCGTAATGTCTGCTTTCTTTTCTAACTCTTCCAGCAGCATTTCCGCTAAAGTACTCCTAAACTTGCTCATTAATCCGGCCTACTCCTGTTTAGGTTTTTTATGCGCTTATCCGCAATCGCATGTTCGTCTAATTGAAGTTGCAACAAACGATGGGTAGCAATAATTCCCTCTATGGCAGGAATGAAATCACTTACCTGAATTGCCAAACATCCGTCAATCAAGGGTACATATCCGGCCATCGTGGGTAGAGCACCGTACAGATATACGTTGATTCCTATAATCTCACCTTTCATATTGAACAGAGGACCACCCGAGTTGCCTTGGTTTGCAGAACAAGAATGCAGCCAATAGGCTTCGCCGATGTCCCAGGAAAACTTCTCAGAAATTATTTTCCCCCAAGAAATGTAATAGGCCCCGCCTAGCGGACATCCGATGGAAAATACATCTTCGCCAATTTCAACAATATCTGCCGAAAGCGGGGAATATGCCCAGACACGGTCCGGGTTTTCCCAATCAACAATTTTATGGATGGACAGGTCCAGCCCTCTATCATGGTAAATGGTGATAACATCTCTCTTGACTATAAGAGGCATGTCCATGTCATCGTAGTATTCCAGACTATACACAGCTTCTGGTATACCACCATGAGCGCAACTCAGGACATAACCATCTGGTGAGATAATCACCCCGCTAGCCAGGCTGTGACCGCCCAGGAGAATTACAGTCGAGTTTTTCGCCTGTTCATAATCTGTTAGGCTTGGTTCTATAATTTCCTCAATACTATACCCGGCTAATCCTCCTACTACTGCCACAATAAATATTACTGCAATAAACCCAATCAACCCCCTATTCTTCACCCAAAAATCCTTCATCGGACCGTCCTTTGCGCTCCTCCGGCGCTTTAAATTATTTTCCTTTTATTACTTAGCCTTTTTATCGTCTTCGGGAAAACGGTGATACCAAACTCTTTCACTTCTCCATTTATTTACACCCAAAACAATCTTTGTAGCTTCACCACATTCGGGACACCAGAAAACAGGTTCATCAGATACATAAGTATCTGCAAACTGTCCACAGTGAGCACATTCAATTCCTATTCTTAATGTTATTTTTGACATATTTTCCCCTTTCTACTTAACCTGGTTGCGGTATACCCCCAAGCCAACGTCCACTTGTCCTAATTAGAGTTTCGATTGATACTTTTTTCATGCCATCAAAGCAGACAAAACAACAATGTTCTACTATTGTTCCTGGTTGAGTAATCACCAATCCAGGATTCCCTTTAAATGCTTTGTGTTTAATTTTCATCTCCCCCTCCTTATTTATCTTTTACGGTATTGTCCGTGGCTAATATGTTATATCGGCGCCTGTATTGGGCTGCTGGATCGTCTGAACATGCAAGTCGAATACTGTTTTTCTTGAGACTTTCCAACTTATTCTTGAGGCTCTCACATTCGTTTTGAAGCTCATTTAGGTCGTCAAGGAACTCAAATAGGCGCGATTCGGCAAGGCCATAGTTACTGTCCCGTAAGTCGAATATTATCTGGTCAATTTTAGGCCGAAGATCAATCATGATTAGGCACTTTTTTATACCATTTCAATACATCTTCAATATATGCTATAGCTTCTTTTTCGGTTTTTAGCGAAATGCCGGTTGGTATTCTATTCCCCGCTACTAGCAGTTCAACCGTATATCTGTCATCGATTTTTAACCAATAGGCACCAGTTATTTTCCCAGATAATATTGCACATCCTTGGTTAACCCATATAACCATAATTCTACCCCCTGTTATAAATCAGTCATCTTTTAAACACAAAACCGGACATACGCCAATTACCCCTTCTTCACATTTGTGGTAAATAACCGGATTGGAGCGGGATAATATCATATAGGCTCGATTGCTTGGGTCTGGATATTCTTTTATGTTACATTCTAAGTTCATGAAAGGATCTTTTTCCCTTACCCACTCATGACAATTTTGGCATTTTCCTACTTGATACCACATAATCCTACCCCCTATGCTTAGATACAAAAAGGTACTTTAATATGATCCAAAATCTCTTTAGGCGCGAAATGTCGCAGTCTTTGGCCCTGGCCCCCATTGGCCCTATCTGTACTCCTTCTCCGTCTTCCCATACCGACGGGACTATCTCGGAACCGTCTACATCATAAAGCTTTGTTCTCATACCTACCCCCTCATTAAAAATGGTCCGTGTATTCTGATGAGTGATATAAACACACCTGGCCGCCCTCAGTCCCCCTCCCCCCGGGCCGGGGGCAGGGTTCCCCGCTTCCTTCCTTTCTCTATTAGCTTCAACAGTTCCTTACGCTCTGCTATCTTCACAGCACTGTGCGCCGCATCATAATGACCTGTTGCCTTGAGTATCTTGTCTATCGCCTTAACCTGTACGCCAGGCGGTGTGGAAGTGACAGACCGGGTGATTAGCTTACCTTTACCATCATACTGTTCATGTACCGTCTTTCTGTCCCCCCGCGCTAAGTCGGCCAGGGTGTTGGCGAGTACCTTACTGTCCATACCAGCATCGGCTAGCTCTTGTTCAAGCACGGTCATTATCTTTGGGTTAGTTAGGTACTTGCATCCTTCCACGTTAGCTGTCTTAGTTGTTGCTTTAGGGTGAGCAGCTTTGTATGATTGGGTGGCGTTTAAGTATGTTTCTTTGCTGTTAGGGTCAGTGTATTTGTCTATGAATAGTTGTTGGGTATGTTTAAGGGATTTTTTGTTAGGCGCCGGATTCTGGCCTTTCTTAGTGTTTTTCCTTTTAGGCGTCGAATTATTGGCTCGAGGATTGCCGTCACTGCATTTTCTTGAGCTAGTTGATACTTGAGTACCTTGACTTTTAGGCGTGAGATCCATTAATCTTTCTTAGGTGGCTTTCCTGTCTTAAGCGATAATCCTGTTTGCGATTGACATATTTTAGCTGCCATAGCTTTAGGATATCCTTTATTTATTAACTCTTTATAACATCTTTCTACAGACGTATCTTCGGGCATATCATCCCCTTCATTCCTATGAAGGAATTCTCCTACTCAATTTCCAGTAGTGTAATACTTTCTTTAAATATCCTCTTAGAGTTAGGCGCCGGATCTCTTCCTTATAGTCTCTCAAATACATAAGCAAAATTAGGCGGGCTATCTTAGAAGTCCACCGACCTTTTTCGTCTACAGTATTTAGGGGCTCATTATTCAACATCAATATTGCTTATTATCATCTAGTTCTATATCTTTTATATAATCCCTAATATCATCTATATCTGAATCAATAGCTGTATATCTCTCAAGATCTCTTGCAAATACTTCTAATCCATCTATTTCTTCTATTGGCGGAATATGGCTCCATTCTAGGAAATCTCCTATTGATTTATTTTTATGTATTCTTACATGACAAGAACTACAAACCCATCTCACATCTAACGGTTTATCATAATCATCATGATGAGCATGAACATTCCCTTTTTCGCCACAAATACTACATTTCTCTGGCCTTACTAATTCCCCTCGTGCAATTGCTCGCCGTGCAAGTGCTGCTACCCGTGCCTGGGGCGATGTTAATTTTATGTTTAACAGAGCTGTATTATTAACATTCATATGCATTCACATCACTATTATACACATTTCTTTATAATTGTCAAGATATATCACCTACTCATCTGTTAAGTATCATCTTGAAAAAAAGTGAAGTTTTTTCAATAAATCCCTTGACAAGTGATATTATCTGTGCGACAATCTATATAGATGTTCGTTAAAACGAATTGATAGGAGGATGAAATGAGAAGTACTGGATGGGCGCAATCAGTTTTTCGCTCGTTCGCTAGTGAATGGGCTATGGGCAGAGAAGAATACCCTTTAATGGAGCGCTTTGCTAAGACCGGAAAATTACTCGCAGGAATAGCGACAGAAATCAAAGACTCCCAATCGTGGTGCGAAACCGATACAGGATTTTTAATGCATCAAGCTTTTTTGGCCTATTGCGAAGAATATGGTATTCGCGACTAGCCTAGTCCAGTTGTTAGGCTCCGTGCAACTCCGGGCCTAGGCTATAGTCCACTAGGACTAAATAAAAGGATAGGGGGTTACAGATGAACAGGAAAAGAGTAGAAGTGATTGCGTCAATACTTGATGCAAGGCAAACCTGCGCTAAGACCAATAACAAAGAATGGTTTGACAAGCATACTGAAAAGCTTAAAGAAATCATGGATGATGCACCTAGTGGTAGTGGGATCGATTCTGGTACAGAGCTTGATTTAATTGAGTCTAAACCGGATCGATTAGTATTTAACTTCTCATACCATCACATGAATGACGCAGGATTCTATGATGGGTGGACCGACCACAAACTGATTGTAAAACCATCATTTGTGTTAGGCGTCGATATGAGAATAACCGGATCAGATAGAAACGATATCAAAGACTATCTATACCAAGTGTATGAACTTTTTCTGTCTGAGGTAATTGAAGCCTAGTCCAGTTGTTAGGCCCGGTGCAACTCCGGGCCTAGGCTATAGTCCACTAGGACTAAATAAAAGGATAGGGGGATGATATGAATACCATCAAAATTGGTGACAAGGTTGGCTATTCTCGCAGGTGGTTACGGTCTACAGGTACATATACTGGACCAATACCTATGGCAAGGGGAATTGTCACAGAATTAAACGGCATGATCGCAGTAGTGGATTGGAATAATCCTGAAATACCGACCAAAGTACATGTATCCAATCTAGCCCAAATCGGTAGTGTGGCCTATTGCGATTAAACCTATCGTTGCCAATGAACGGTTAATAAGTACATGAGGGGGAAAAGATGCACGAATGCCCAAGATGCGGAAAACTGACAAGTGGAAGCTATTCCGAGGGTGGAGCGAAATGGGCAATCTGTGAGGATTGCATGATCCGAGAACAAAAAGAAAACGAGATTCGCGAAAAAGAAGATAAGAAAAATATTCAGATGCTTACTGAAGAGTAGTTTTGAAGCAATAGTCCACCAGGACTAAATAAAAGGATAGGGGGATGAGTTATGACAAAACGAGAAAAGGTTTTAAAACTAATTGAGGTAGCAGCATATGAGGGTGATCAACATACCGCCATACGGTTATATGTTGAGAACAGAGTATCTGCTAAAGCTTTCCATGAAGCCATGAATAAGGGAATAGCACAGAGAAGGAAATGGTAATGGAAGATTGGCAAGAGTTTAACCGAAGAATAGAAGAGAAGTATTTAGGGTTAGGCGCCGACCGGCTCAGGATTCAGCGCCTAATAGAAAAAGAAAATCTCCCAGCTGATACAACCCATCGACTAGCAGAACTGAGAAGGGAGATAGATATTACTATGACAGGAGGATGGGGATGAAATATTACAAATTAATAGGTTGGCACAATTTCGTGTTTAAACGGTTCTATGTTTTATTGTCTCGCAAATTGGCATGGCCATTAATACGTTTCAAGAAAAGATCAAGAATATGGATGGAATGAAGAATATATAGGCGCCTAGGGACTATGGAGCGCTCGCCCGCTGGGTGTAGGTTTAGGTTCAAGACCTAACTAGGCGTCACACTTAAGATAGGGGGTTAATATGCAAGTAGGCTCAAGAGTTACCAAGGAACCACCGGACTATTTTGATGGTCAGCTAGTCCTAACCTGGCCTAAAAAAGTCGGTACAGTCACTAGGTTTGTCTACTGTCACGGCAGATGTCATGTAGTCGTGAAGTATGATAATGGGAATAGAAGTATGTATCCTATAGAAGAAGTTTATGTGTTAGGCGGTGGAAAATGAACAAAGAAGAACTAAAGAAAGTATTAGACGATCATGCAAAATGGTTAAATAATGGTAGGGGAGAAAGAGCGGACCTTCGGGGAGCGGACCTTCGGGGAGCGAACTTTGGGGGAGCGGACCTTGAGGGAGCGAACCTTGGGAGAGCGGACCTTCGGAGAGCGGACCTTGAGGGAGTGAACCTTGGGAGAGCGGACCTTCGGGGAGCGGACCTTGAGGGAGCGAACCTTCGGGGAGCGGACCTTCGGGGAGCGGACCTTGAGGGAGCGAACCTTGGGAGAGCGGACCTTCGGGGAGCGAACCTTGAGGGAGCGAACCTTGGGAGAGCGGACCTTCGGGGAGCGAACCTTGGGGGAGCGAAATTACCTCATTTTCAAATACCCCAACATGGAGAATTGAGAGTATACAAGAAAGTAAATGGTAAAATCATCCATTTGCTTATCCCCGCATGGGCTAAACGTACAGCATCATTGATAGGAAGAAAATGTAGAGCTAGCGCAGCTATTGTATTAGCTATCCAGGGAAATGAGCCACAGTCATCTGCCGGTTCGGGGTATGGTTCTATTTTGTATGAAATTGGCAAAACAGTTTACCCGGACAGCTATGATCCTGATATCAGAGTAGAGTGTAGCCACGGTATACACTTCTTTCTTACTAGAGAAGAGGCAGAAGAATGGAACGGATAATAGTTTTATTGTTAGGCGCCAGCCTGGCGATGTGTACCACCCTGCCCGAAGCAGATCCAGCACAAATACAGTTCTTCAACCATACCGAACAAATCATCGCCTGCTATATCAACGATGTATGTGCTGGGTTGGTGCTGCCCGATAGTGTTCTGATAGTGAGTGTCAATCCTGGCGTGATGGTAGTATCAGCATGGGTTAATGGGAAATGGTATCATCCGACAAGATGTGAGTTAGGCGCCGGAAAATACACAGCTATCCATTTGCTGCCTAACCAAGCATTTGACTTTCTGTATTATGAATCTAATGTGTAGGGGGAAATGACGAATGAAGATTAAATGGATAGGAAAAAAGGAAACTAACCCAATGTGGTTTTGTCACGAACCACGGGGGAGATGGTTCAATGGCTGTGCTGTCTTGCCGGGATGGCGTGTTAAAAGGTATTTATTCTTTGAAGTATGGACATGGGTAAGATAATGCTTTACACAACCAAACAAATAGCTAGTGTAGCTCAGGTATCCCATAGATGGGTTCAAAAGGTATGTCAACGGTTAGGCATCGAGAAGTTTGGGAGAGATTATCTAGTTGACCAGTTCAAAATGATAGAGATAATGAAAGAATTACATGGGAGAAATAATGTTTGAATATGAAGGAATTAGGCGTATACGGTACGAGGGTGGCGCCCAATTCGTGCCTGTTTGTCCTGAATGTGGGCGCTTTGTTAAAGCAGATGAATCTATCATGCTTAATGAAATCTCTGGCATTAGACATAAGCCAAATGCAACTTGCACAAAATGTGGGCGAATAGAAATGCCATTTGAAGGATTCTTTTAAACAGCCGTAAATCCACCATCAACGACTAAAATCGAGCCTGTCATATAGGAGGAGTTGTTGGACAGTAGGAAATCTACTGGACCGATAATCTCCTCCTTTTTCATCATCCTACCCATAGGGGTTAATTCACTATACTTTCTGATAAACTCAGGGTCTTGGTTGTTTTCTACTCCACCAGGACAGATACAGTTAATTCTATGGTTAGGCGCCAGCCAGGCAGCAAGCCACTTGGTCATGCCGATAATCCCGGCCTTGGTTATCGTGTAGGCTGGATGCTTGATAGTTCCTTGCGGGTAGAGCGAAGGGCGTGGCGCGACCAAACCGTAAGTACTCCCGAATAAAACCACCGAGCTACCACGTTGACATACGGCAGCAAACTCACGGACAAGTACAAACACTGTTTGTAGGTTGACCTGAAAGTAGGGAGCAAAGCTGCTTTGGGGGAGATTGAATACAGTATAAGCATCATCATTAGGCTGGGGGTTAATAGCATGGCAAACCACCAGCCCATTAGCATCAGGATTAGTTGAGATAAGAGCCTGGACTTGCTTAACTTTGGTAAGATTATAACCCAATTTCTTATCTACTCGGACAACTTGTACTTTCTTTTCATAATAATCTGCTATTACACTCCCTAAAAGTCCTTCACTTCCCGTTATGATGTATTTCTTCACATACTTTCCTTAATATATATGCTTGCCTCTTAGCTTCCCCTGTGGTGTAGTTGTTGGGAAATTGCATCAAATGGGTAGATAGAAACTCTGCCCCTGGGCAATCCCCTATGCTGTTGATAGCTTGCTCTTGATAAGGGGGAAGCCAGGCTGAGTAAAACCCTTCGCCGCCTAACTCAACTACCCTCTTATAAAACTTAGACCAAGTCATATCACTTGCACCTGGATGATATGTGGCAGCCACACACCAGTAAGAATTAGTTCTATCGTTAGGCTCCGCTTGGAGAGAAAAGTAGGGATATTCCCTCAATACTTGACGGATAATGATGGCTGCATCTATTCTTCTTTGGACAATTTCTTTAAGGACTTTTACCTGTTCTAGTGCATTTTCTGCAACCAGTTCTGGCATGCGATAGTTCCAGCCTATCAGGTCGTGTCGTTCATATCCTAGTTGTTGGAGTTCTGATTTAGGAGGATGTTTAGTTAGGCACCGGAAACCGTGATTCCCATACTGTCTTATCTTCCGGGCCAAATACTCATTATTAACCGTCACTATCCCACCTTCACCTACATTTATATGCTTGGAAGATTCAAAAGAATAGGAAGTGGCAAGGGCATAGTTCCCTACAGGATTCCCCCGGAATGTAGATAGAACTGACTGAGCATTGTCTATGATATGGAATAGGTTGTGATCGTTACAAATAGCTTGAATCTCATCTAGTCGGGAGGGGAGGCCGTAAAGAGATACAGAGATAACAGCTTTTGTGTTAGGCCCGATTAGCTTAGTCAGAGAGGCCCTAGAGTCCATAGTAAAAGTAAGAGGCTCAACATCACAGAATACGGGTTTGGCCCTGGCCTGTATCACCGCTGCCGAAGTCATAATGGGGCCTAACCCCGGAACAATCACCTCATCCCCTTTGTCTACTCCCATAGCTAATAGAGTGGCGTGAAGTGTAGCCGTTCCTGAGTTCATGGCTATGGCATATTTAGCACCTACCCTTGCAGCAAACTCTTGTTCTAGTTGGGTGACGTAGCTCATACATTAAAATCCTTTGTTTTTAACTTAGTAATAATTCTCTTTCCGTTTCGAGCCATCAAATCCACTAGAGGCCTACATACTAACCCCTCTGCTTGGAAATCTCCCCATGCTGACTTTATTCCTTCCCTAATTCTTTGAACTGCATCTTCTAATGTACCTATCGCAACAATAGGAACAATATCAATTTGCAACTTTGCTCCTACATCCATTATGTCATTCCATTTCAACCACCATTCCTCTATTTTTACGTCAAATAAAACAAAATCAACTCCATCTGACTTGTAATTACCTCCTCCTTTTTGAATCTTTGCTCCATATCCTTCTCCATATAAACAAACTGGACAATCAAAAATACCAAACTTATCTTTTGGGAAAAGTTCTACTAATCTATCATAAAGAAAGGTCGGTATTTGCGCGTTATCAGTACGTCCACCTATTCTAATAGATTCGCCATCCCACATTACTCGAATATTTGTTCCATCAACTTTTTCAGTAAATAACCATTGATTATCTTTTAAGTAATGAAATTCTGGTAAACGAAATTCTCCAACTTTAAATTTATGAGTTTTTTCATCCCTATTAAATAAAGACTCAATTTTACTATACTCTTTCATTTCATACTTTCCTTTATTCCTTGTTTTCTTTGTACATCTCGAAATGTTCTTGCCTTTGAGGGATATAAACGCCAATAGTGAATCAACTCTTCCATAAAGAAAGGTTTGTCTCCAAAATAACCCACTACATCCGAAACCATAGCTAAGTCACTTGCGTAATCGACGGTCCACCTATAATGCGAATAGTCCCGCTTGTTTCTTTCTTCCTTTACGTAGTACTTATCCTTGTGATTCCATATCCACGGAACTACATGCTCTCGTTCAGCCGGTTCTTTAGCCTCCTCCCACATATCCTCTAGTAGTTTGAAGCTGATTACTTGTACGTCCAGTCCTTCCGGATAGGTTTCTCGTCCAGGCCATTCGTTCGATACGTAGTCACAATTGAATCGTTTGAACTTGTTAATAGCTCTAGCAATAACTCGCCAATCTGCAAAGGGGTCATCCGAAGTAAGTCGTATGATAGGATCGGCCTTATATTCTCGGGCGCATTGGTAGAATCTGTCCAAAACATCTTCTTCACTCCCTCGGAAACATTTTACGTTTAGGCGCCGACATTCCTCTTCAAGCGGGTCCTCTTCCTCTACATCGGGGATGAGAACGATTAGATCATTTGCCAGCGGATGGTTTGTCTCCGGCTGAGTATCCAATAACGGCTGAAGCCGATCCAGGTGGATTTGCAGGAGGCTCTTGCCGTGGACTTCCTTCAACATCTTCTGCGGAAACCGGCTGTTCTTGATTCTGCTCTGGGTCATTAATATCGGGTTCATCTTTCCACTCCCAATCTGGTGTTTTTGTTAAGGTTACATCTTTTCTTGTCCAATAAGGTTTTTCTTTGTTAGGCGGCTCCCATGTGTTGTAGCCTTCTTTCATCCCTTCAAGCTGTTTCTCTGCTTCTGCAATTCGGTTAGGCATCTCACCGATAATCTCTATGCCCAAAATCGCGCCTAACTCTGGATGATACTTGGCAAACATCCCCCTTGGTACAAGATAGTTGTCGCAAATCTCGTCTATCTCTTTTCTTGATTTATGTAATCTGGCTAGCTTTTTAGCCTTTTCCTTGTCCCACTGTGAAGCTAACACATCGTCTAACTCAGCAAAGGGAAGCTCAGACAGGATAGTACTCTTACTCATATTCACTAGTTGGGCGCCGGTCAGCTTCCAATTGCACATGAAGGTCTGCTTGTAGAAGATCATCGTTCTGGTAGTCAACAAGCCGTTATCAGCCTTCAAGAGTTGAGGCCGCTCCCACGCATCCTCAAAATCAACCATCTTCTTCGCTTTCTTGGGTAAGTAGCAGAAGTTGCCTCTATAATCAAAGTCCTGAAATCGCATAATCCCGTCAGGATACGCAAAATCGTGGCCTATCAGATAGATCGGAGAATACCCTAGCATGCTAGCCACGAGAATCATCGAGTTAGATACGCAGCCTGAGTTGATGATGTATGAACCTATCCACGGATAGAGGGTTTGATACATCGTGTTAATAATCTCGTTACCAGGCTCAAACATACGGATGAGCTTTAGGGGGTTGTCTCCCCATACATCGTAAACGTGAGGATCTACACAGGGATGGGTGATAAGAGTAGATGCATAATAGTGAGGCCCCCAAAGGTCATCTCCTATCTCTCGTGAGGCATCAATAGCCACTACATAGTCTGGATGCCTCCCAATAGCATCAGCCCATTTACAAAGTGAGTTAGGCACGAAAACCGTACCCTTCCAGTGTTGTATCTTGGTAGCGATCTCATCCAGACTCGGCCCGGCGCCTAACACTAACGCTGGTTTAGCATGTTCTAATTTCTCTGTCCCTGCTGCTATCTGGTCTCCCTTTTCTTTGTACCTTCTTTCTAGCATGGGATGATTTTTGATTGCATTATACAACCACGCTCTAATCCAGTACTTACGGACAGCATTATTAAAGCTGATTGTATTTAATCTTTCTTGTGAGTTAGACATTTTCCCCCCTTGTTAAAAAGTCTTTTTGATTGGTAGATGGTATTTGTCCATTTATGGACATAACTGCATCATTAAGCATCTTTTTTGCTGTTCTTACACCACAAGTTCGATTCATAGTCTGATATATTTTCCCAGGTCCATCTTTACATACTGATATTTCTATTTTAGCAACCACCATTCTTCCGCTTAGACTCATTAGATAATAGCTGATTATGCCCGCCATCGTAGCAATCGAATCATTTTCAAACTTAAACTTTCTATATCGTTTAAACCATTTCCATGCTATCTTCAAAAATAACCTTTGAAACAATTTCATGCCTAACACATTTTCTGATTTCTTAATTGCTTCTTTTATTATTCTATAATACGTCTTCTTGGTCATTTTCCCCTCCTATATAGCAAATTGCTTTTTCCATTCTTTAACAAATTCCACAATAGCCATTCCACAGGATTTGCAAATATCGGGAATCTCTGGGTCGTTATTACCAATTTGGAATTTCAAAAATAAATGCTTTTTCTTCATGGTCATTCCTATATCTATTAGGTGAGCCTTAATTCTATAACACTCTTCATCAGTCAAACCTTTCCCACATATATCACAAAATGTTTCCGTTACTTTCATACTGCTCTAAACCCCCTAAATGTAGCATCCCGATTATCATACAGATTATGTATTTGTTTTATTGTTCTCTTCTTTAATTGCTCATAGTAATTTGAAGCTAGCTGGATATTGGCTGCTTTGAGTGCTTTGTAAAATTCTTCATCTGTTAGGCCCATGAAATCGCAGGTTCTTAGGTCTGAATTAGTGTGCTTATTCTCGTAAAAGTCTTCAATATCTTTAATAAGCCCTTCTTTAACGGCGAGATCATATAAAGGACTTCCGGGATAGGGCGTAACAGGTCGGATAGTACGCAATTGAACCTGATCATCATATGCCAAAAGAAAATCGACACTCTTCCATAATGATTCATATGTATCTCCTACATTACCCCAAATTACGTTTAGGCCCGGACTTATCCCTGTGGCCAGCGTGTTCTCTACCCCCTTCACGATCATCTCTTCTGTCAGGGCTTTGTTCATAGCCTTGAGTGCCTGATTATCAAACTGCTCTATCCCATAGTTAATGAAGGTACACCCTGCTCTTTTCATGGCTTTTAACACACCAGGTTTGGCGTAGTTTAACCTACCCATGCAATCCCAGCGTATATTTAGGGGGCCTAACGCATCGGCCATCATCATAGACCGTTCTGTTGAGGCCATGAATAATTCATCCGCAAAGGATATATAGTTGATGTCATAGGTTTTTTGTAAATAACGGATTTCTTCGACTACATTTAAGGGACTTCTTAGGCGCTGGCCTTTGTCCATGCGATAGCAGAAGTTGCAATTAAACTTACACCCCCGGCTGGAAATCATCGGCAAGGCACGGTCAGACCGCTTCATGTGAGCATGGAAACGGTGAAGAACGTAATGATTCAAATCAAACAAGTCATAAGCTGGAAAGGGGATAGTATCAAGGTCTTGAATAAGAGGAAATTGCATCCATGTCTTTTCTTTTATAGGAAATGTCCCTATTTCAGCCAACATTCCACCCAATTCCTCTCCCTCACCTTTCACCACATAATCTATGTCCCACTTATCAAGAAAATAGTCAGGGTCAGGAGAGAAAAGATGACCCCCAACAACGACCCTAAACCGAGGACGCCTAACACTTCTGCTAATTGCTGCCGTGAGTAACTTGGCCTGCTTATACTCAAAATAGCCGCCGCAAACGCCAAAACCAACGATATCGAAAGTTGTGTTATCAAGATAATTTGTGAGTCTATCGTAACTCCAGTGATAAAGGGCATTGTCGTATACCTCCACTTCATGGCCTTGCTTCCTAAGAGAAGCAGCTATATAAGCTAAGTTGGTAGGGAACCAATTGGCAAAGCTGTCGTACTCTCGGTTAATTAGGAGAATCTTCATTCAAATGCCAAATAACAAACAAAAATCCATCCAATAACTATTGGTCCTCCTATAACCCATCCCATCCACCATCGCTTGATTATTAAACCAAAATACATTCCTAATAATACACATGGTAGAAATTTAACAATAATCCTAGCCCATTCCATTCTTTACTCCTTTAACTTCTTTCTCTGCTCCCACTCTAGCTGACACATTTCTACCGGTTTATATTTGAGAGCTTCGTATCCTTCTCTTAGCCCTCGGACTAGATTGCGGAGAGCTTCAAACTCTAAGGCTGCTGAATGATCAGTCCCTTTGGCAAATCGGTCCAGGGTCACGTGATGCTCAAACCAGCTAGCTCCCAAAGCTTGGGCTTCAAAATCCAAATTTATGTCAGGGTGGTGATTAGAGAAGCCTATTGCTTTACAGGGGATTTTTGTTAGGCGCTCGATTTCCAGCAGATAGGCGTCCGGAGCATATACGGGATACCCCGATGTGCAGTGGTACAAGACTATCCTATCCATGCTGTCCTCCCAATAAATCTGAAGCTCCTCTCTCTCCTGCTCGGTAGTCATGCCTAACGATACATGAATATCTCCTGTGTACTTTTTCTTGAGAATATCTAGTAAAGGATAATCGGTGTTATGCGCGCTAGGCACTTTGATGAATAAAGGGTCTATGTCTATAATCTGTAGGGCTGATACAATATCCCAGACCGAGGTAGAGTATTCCATACCGTATTGTTCGATATATTGTTTTAGGCGCCGGTGTTGGGTCACATCAAACTCTAAAAACTCCCGATGTTCCCGATAGGTTTTGCCAAATGCGTTAGGAGGATTAGGATGTGGACTGTCGTACATATGCGGGTGAAGCGACCACTGGCTTTCGATATCTCTTTTTTGTAGTTTGCATACATCTACGCCGCATATCTCGGCCATCCGTATCATCCGTTTGGCTGTTTCCATGTCACCGGCATGATTGCAGCAGAGTTCCGCTATGACAATTGGCTGTTTATATTTCATTTTCCTTCCAATGGGATAATATCTGCTACTTTTCCATCCAAACCAACTATGCGTAGAGTTCCGTCTAATTTGGTAATAATTAAAGTATTTTCTTTAATCTCAAAATCCAAAGCATATCCCCTAAAGTCTCTTTTGTAATTTTGGTTTACTACACCAACAGAAACCCAATAGTTTGCGTCTGGTGGAACAGGAACATCATTGACATCACACACCACCAACACTATTAAAACTAAAATGCCTAACAATATTATCTTCTTCACTTCTCCCTCTCTTTCAGCATGGCATCGGCCATATTCCAAGCACGTTGACATATTATTTCTTCTGTTAGTCTGTCATTTCTATCTGCTGATAATTCACCAATAAGTGCCATCCCCGCAAACCAATCTCGTAGGGACATGCCGGGCATATATTCTTTTTCTTTCCTTGTTTCGTTCGGGCCGAATGGTACATTAAAAAAGTATGCTCCTGGAAATGCCGGTTCTCTGTCTTTCATTTTTTTCTCCTAAATATATGTATAATATGCTTTTCAATTTTATCCCAAAACCATAAACGGATAGTCATTCGTCTTGCCCATCGTTTATATTCTGGTAATTTTCTCATATCCTTACTTGTTTCAGCCCACCAATCAGAAAGAGTTTCTTTCACTTCTTCCACCCTCCATAATCTATGATTGTGTCAATTTCTCCGTTAGGCTCGAAAGTGTATCTTCTCCCGGCTGCATATAGATACTCTTCCACCTCGCGGATTTTGACGCCTAACTCTTTAAAGACTATCTTCAACTTCTCTTTGTCCGTCATCTTCAATCCCATCTAGTATCTCTTCTAGAGTCACTTCTTCTTTTAGCGTTGGACAACTTTCTGTATGCCAGGGTAGGGTTATGCCACATTTAGGACATCTCTTTTTCTTTTTAGGCTCAGGAAGGTCATTCATCTTTTCCCCTCCGCTTTATCATATAAATACCCATACACATTCCCAAACGCATTCTCAAAGTCATAAATGCTTGTCTTAGTTCTGCCAGGAGTTTCAAAGAAAGCTTTCATTACACCTTCAATAGCACGAGGAGTATATCCAGCCCGCAAGCGTTTTATTACCGCTCCCCAAGCAGGATATTTAATAGGTGGTTTATATCCCCGGTAAAACTCATGCATATCACCAAACTTTTTACTTAGGCGCTTGACTTCTGGGTCGGGTGGTTTTTTAGTCCGTTTTGCTGTCACAATTGATTTGGAATCCGTATCTCGAAGAGATATCTTATATTTCTTTATTATCCTAGAAAGAATATCTAGAATACTTCTAGTATCTCTCCTAGAGATAACCAACTCTTCACAGAGTTTGTGACAGACCACGGTCAGAACAGCACTTTTCTGATCTACCTCAGGCTGTCTTTGTGACAGTTCCCACCTTGCATATGTAGACCGTTCAGCGCCCGTCACTAGAGCCATCTCTTCTTGTGACAGGTTCAGGGTTTCTCGGGCGGATCGTAATACGTCACCGAACCTCATTTAATCCTCATATATCGTAAAACCATCTCTTGGGAGTTTTAGGTCACGGATCTTCCAAGCTATGGCGTTGTATTTTCTGTTTAGTTTTTTAGTTAGGCTCTTGTAGCTGTCGTTATAGTGCTCGGATAGATAGGTTATTTCTTCTAGGGTCCATCTTTTGGTTTTGTTTAGTTTTTTAGTTAGGCCCTTTTTTACTAGTTCTTGATGTTTACTCTTGACCGTCGATGCTGTCACGCCTATTGCCTCTCCTATTTCACTCCATTTATAGTTAGGCGCCATTTTTATCAACACCTGGACTCGTTCTTCTGTCCATTCTGTTTTAAACTCTGTGTTCCAGGCATTCTCTGTTGGGCAAGGAAGGGGTCTGCCAAAATTGAATATCTCAAATGACTTGTTGTAAAATCCAAACAAAGGGTCTGTTACTCTCTGCGGGGGCCAGGTGCAACTTGCATATTGATATCTCATCCCCGGCGCCTAACCATAATGCTTCTTATATACTTCGTTGTAACAACCTTGACATAACCGTTTGTATTTAGGCTTTTTTCGTCTGTCTATCTGTAAATCTGTCTCACAGATAATATCCGTTTTCTTCCCGCACTTTTCACACTTCAACTGTATTCTTCTAGGGTGACCCCGTGGTCTTCAAGTATGTCTCTAAATTCTTTAAATACTATTCCAACATCGGGTGCGTCTTCAGGATTTACATGCTTATATACATCATGTAGGTATGTATCCATGTCCCACAAGCACCGATAGAAGTCGTGGGCTTTTTGTGCACCGCGAAACTGCTCCTCTTCTTCGGGAAGTTTGTATTTAAGTATTCCTATCACTCCTCCTCCTTGTGCTACCAGCCCATAAATTCACCTCCTTGTGCTACCAGCCCATAAATTCAGGCAGGGCATTATATTCATCTTCGCTCATTTCACACAACGTAAGTTTTACGAAGTCGCCCACTTCGGCACCATCCAGTTCAGCCTCTGCACTTCCAGCAATTTCATTAATCGGCTGGAAATAATATTCTTCGTGTCCCGATATTTCAACCTTAATTACTTTCATCTACTCCCCCTCCTTGTGCTTGGAATATTCATACGAATCCATCGCGCCGCGTTTAATCAATAACTCCTCTACTGCGTAATAACATTCCTCACACAAATCATGCCATTGGCTGTCTAACCCAACCGACACACGAGCACCATGTCTTCCACAAACATCACACCGTTTCTCAATCATTTATTCCCCCTCCTTG